ATGTCCGATTTTGACATATGATCTCCGGAATAATCGTCCGCAATCATTAATTTTTTGAGATCAGACCAAATATCTCCAGATTTTGCATACCAATGTTTCGCATAAAGTGCGAAGTGAAGAAGTGAGAATTTATCTTTCATATTTTTTAAATTTTAACAGATTTTTCTGGTTCTAAATATCTCCAAATGAGTTCATCGTAGTATTTGGAATCAATCATTGATTTAACAATAGAACAGTAAGGTTCAACCAATAATAAATTGACTTTTTCGATAAACAACTTTCTTCTAAAATCAAGTAAAGGTTTGAAATAATCGAAGTAGATTTTTGACAACTCTTCTATTTCAGTGAACTTATCTTTCAATTCTCTTTCATAAGCATGAATCTTATCATAAAACTCATCTGGAGTATTTTCTAAGATTGAACTAACAGGTTGGCCATTTGCCAACGCTCTCCAGATTTGACCAGTCGTTTGATTGGTCATAATTCGATGCAGTTCGAGATAATTTTCAAATTTAATTTTACATCTTTGGCTGTTGCTGAACCTTACAACAAATCCTTCTGAATTCTGCCAATTCAATTGCTTGATGTTTTTGTAATCTAAACCTGAGTATTTTTTAACATATTTAATATTCAAAACTTCATCAAGTATTTTGCAAACATCTTTACTAAATGACATTTCTGCACTGGATTGAGTATGGAAACACGCAGTCAAAACTAAATCAGATTCTGGATAAGAAACAACAATTTGCTCAAATCCTATCAATTCAAAGCAATATGTGTGATATTGTGAAATAGCCGTTTCAAAGTTTGGGTATTTTTCATTCAATAACCTTTTAGCCTCAAGTGCATAAGGAGACGTGAACGATCCACGAGACGCAACAATCATTTGTCCTGCATACCAAAACACAAGTATCAAAGAACCATCCAATTTCTCAAACACTTCAAAGTCATCAGTTGCTTCATGTTTTTCTTCTTCGATATTGAAGAACTTAGAAAAACCTTTAGCAATGATGTTTCCATCAATATCAGTTACGAGTCCGCGACATTGAAGAGTCACTTCGTCCCAATAAATACCACTGTATTGAGTTTCTGGTGTATAATTCCAGATAATCAGGGGCAAAGTTGGATGAACCTGAGAATATAATAATCCTCTGACTTCATAATCTCGAAGTGTTTCTATAAAAGTCATTTTAATTGATTTAAAATATTTTGGAGTCTTCCAATATCAGAATTTAAAGAAGATATTTTCTTTTCAATTCTATCAGGAGTGAGTTTTTTAACACATTCGTAAAAAACCCAAGGAATATAGGATTGCTCTGGTAATTTTCCAGATTCTGAAAGAATCAATTCGCATTGAACGTAATATCTATCATGACGTTCTGGAATTGGGTCGTGTTTTTTATCACGAACCTTAAATATGTCCTTCCAACCATTTGACGTTTTTACAATTACCAAACTATCAATCTCCAAATCTTCAAATTCTAAAATATTCATTTTTTCAAGTATTTTTAGTTACAAAACCCTTCATCTTTTTTGCACATTCTGGGCCAACATCAAAGCAACCTTGTGAATTAGCGCCAGTCAATTCCAAACAATCTTCTTCTGAAATGGAAGGATGAACAACTTGCCAATCTTCATTCATATGAACTGTGAAAGATGCCGATCCATTTTTAATTGGCTTCATGCAACAGATACACTGCGATTCTGAAAGGATCCCGTGCTTTTTCTCATTTTGATCTCGTTTGGGAGAATTGTAAAGTTCGATGGTATTCATTTTTTAATTTATTTTAACAAAGGTAAGTAACTTGAAATTAACTTCCAAATAAATCTATGATTATTTTTTCAATCCTTTAGAAAATGCTTCCATTCGTTCCTTTCAAATAATATATTTTTATCCAACTTCGTTAGTCCGTAGTTGAATTTTGAAAGATTTGAAATATGTTCAATCAAAAAGTTTCGATTCTTATTTCCAAACTCGTTATCTTTCTTAAATTCTTGAATTTGATTCAAAATAAGCTTCTTCAAATCCATTTTCCATGCGATTTTCTTAAATCTAAGTCGAATCAATGGAATCCCAAGTTCTCTACAAATTTTGAATTTTACAGAATCTCTAACTTGTTGTCGTTTAAAATCGTTTTTCTTCTTATGAAAATCTTTAATAATTTGAAAATGTTGCTGTCCTTGAACTTCAATTGCCAACATTGCGTCTTTTCTAACAAACTTTCCATCAATTTCATAATCAATCTTTTCTTTGAAGTAGATTAAAAAGTCAAGTTGTAGATTCTTTTTGGTTTCAGGATTGACAATCCAATCATAATATTCATTAATTTCTATCCTTTCAATTAAAGAATCGTCAAATAGTTCATAAATTTTCTCAAACACGATGGTTTCTAAATAAGAATTTAATTTCATTAGGAATGGGTTTAAAAAGTAAAGCCCGAATAACTATTATCGTTATTCAGGTTAAAAACAAATTTGAGTACTAACCAATATAACCTCCTACTCCAGTGTCTGGAAAACGGAAAAATCTTCATTATAATTTTTGAAAGATTTCTTTGTCTTCACATTGAACAAGTATTCATCTGGAATATGTTTAACAATGACGTATCCACCATGATTCGCTTCCATGACATAACATGGATTAAAACTTGAATCTGTTTTTTTGAGATCTGTCAAATAGTTGGTTGCATCAATTTGATCTCTGAAACCAATAATTTGCGAATATTCTCTTGTGTTGAATCCGTCTTTTGTTAGTGCAGTTCTTCCACTTGAAGTCTTTGTTCTTTTTGGATTGGAATTCGTCAGATAGTGATTTTCTGCATTAATTCCTTGATTACGTTTAAAAATAGTCTGTGGATGTCTTTCAGTCATCTTGGCAAGATAGGTCAAAGATTGCTTTTGAATAAACTCGTTTCCAGAATTTTCATTCTGTCCGTTTTCCAGCATACAGTTAGTATGGTTTTTTTGAGGAATCAAAACTTTCTTTTTCCTGCCTCGAATCATGGCAGACGATTGAAAAATGCACAAAAATAAATGGTTTGCGAATTTCTTTGCATTCGCTAAAATATTTAAATCAAATAAAAATTCGATGTTGAAAATCCGGCCAACTCCATGTTCTAAAATTTCATGGACTTGTTTTTGACCGTTTGCAGTGATCCAACCTTTATCTATTTTAACAAAGTTGATCAAATCAAGATATTCTAGGGCTTTTTTAACAGCAGTGTGAGATGAATTGAATTGTTGAACTAAATGTTTTCTGTCATCCCATTTAATTCTTCCACTGTGATAGTGACACAGATATAAGTAAATTCTAAATGATAGTACATGACGATAAACTCCTTCATCTTTTTGAGTGAAGAACTTGATCTGTTCATATGGGACGTAGAAATTCTCTGCCATTGTTGTTTATAAATATACAACTTTGATAGAATTTCCCAAACTTTTAAACAGGAGTTTTTGTTAATCTGGTGTTAATACTATTTCCTTACCACCGATTGACCAAGTGTTTGTGAGATATAATTTTTCTGCTCGAAGTAATTCTGTCATGGTATAACATGAAGCAATCTCAAATGTCGAACCTATCAGATTAGAACACCATGAATATGCTCCGCATCCTTTTTGCCTTCTCCCAGAGTGCAAAGATCTCATGTTTTCAATATCCAAACCAAGTTCGGATTTTATTTTTAATCTAAGTTTTTCTTTTGTTGTCATGACGAAAATATCAAACAGGCAACCTCCGTTAGAAGATTGCCTAAATTCACCTATTTTCAACACAATTTTAGAAATTATTAAAGAACCAAAGTCTTGCTTTATTTGAAATCGCTGAATTGATTTTTTTTGGATCAAGTTGATTTTCAACAATCGTATCTTGTTCTTCTTTGATCACGTCATTAACGACCCAACGGAGAAAATCACCAGTTGACTTTTGATTGACTTCTTTTCCTGCTTCTTTGAGTTTTTCAATACCTTGATTCAACCTTGATTCGGTTAGAACATAATCAACGAATTCATTGATTGAATTAATTTCATCAACATTTACTGAAGAAATCGTCTTGACTTTAGAAGCGGAATGTTTTTCTCCTTTGGACTTGAAGATTAAATTTTGACCGTTGAAATTGGTTTGAAAAACAATTCCTTCTCCAACTCCTTCGATTCCAAAATGAAGCCCGACTGGACATTTATCTTCAACTTCTAAAGTCCATTCGATCAGTTGATTCTGAGTCAGTTCTGGATTTTCAAAGTCAATATCAATTTCCCAAGTTTTGAAATCGCCAATATTGAAAATTGATTGACTTGGTTCTGATTTAGAAAAATTGATCCATTCATCATCAACTTTACAACCGAAGATGACGAACATTTTTGGAAGATTTGAAACAGCGACTCCTTTATGAATTCCTTGCCCGCACCATTCTCCAAATATTGCAATTGATTCACTGAATTCAATACCTTCAAAGAGGAAATCGAGATTCTTATTCATCATTGCAAGCATGAATCCTGCATTGTCTTGATTTAGACTCAAAACTCGTTCTCGGGATTGAAATTCAATTCTGTCCTTATACTTAACGATTCCAGAATTAGTTCCATGAAGTTTTGTCGTTCCTTTGAATTTGATCGTTGGATACGGTGAAAGATGTTGGTAAATTGGTTCATCAAGTTCATTTTTACCTTGATAATCATGTCGTTCTTTGACTGTCCGAATAATATTTCGGAATTGTTCGATGGATGGAAATTTTATCATATTTTATTTTTAATTTATTTACCAACAAAGATAAGTACCTTTAAGTTAACTTCCAAATCTTTTTCAAGATATTTTTCATTAAAGTTCAGATATTTATAAACATGGCAAAAAACTTAGAAAATTTACGGGAAAATCTCTTTACAGAGTTGGGTAAACTCATAACAACTGCTGCTCTAAAGTATAAATTAACGATGGGAGATTTGAAAGATGATTCTGATTTAAATTCAACATTGGAATCTCTTAAATTTCACACTTCTGAATATGAGCGGAAGTTAAAGTCATTATGCGATAGAAATCCAGAACATAAGAAATGTAAAGATCGAAAAGAGGGAAAGTAATTGGCAAAGGTTAAAAAAACACCAGATAACGATAAAGAGATAAAGCAACTCTTAGAATCGCTGCATAAAGCTGTGCAGATGATGAATACGACGATAAAGGATACCGTTGGAGTCAATCGTGATCTGTTGAAGGCTATGGCATTGATCGAGTCTGGATTTGCGACAAATAAAGAAGATGCCGAGGATTTGATCGAGCAAGTTGCAGGTGGACTTCAAATCACAGATGAGTTGACGAAGAAGTGGGCAACTCAGAGAAAAGTTGCAAAGTCTGATCTCGATGATATTCTTAAAAAATTCAGAGAATTAGAATCACTCAATGAAGATGAAATTGAAAATGCAAAGGATTATTTAGATCTCCTCAAAGATAGAAATAGTTTAATGGATGATGAACTTGACTTGTCAAAGCAAATGTTCAAGAGTCATTCAGATATTTTAAAAATAGTTAAAGCGAATAAAAGTGCATTATCTGGAGCAACAACAGATTTAGAGAAAAAGTTAGAAAAGATCGTTGCAAAGGGCGTTGACTTTTCACAAATGTTCAATGATGGTAAATCTTCATTAGGTGAAGTTGAAAATTTGATCAGAAGGATTCAATCTGATTTGGATGGAATGATTGCAAACGTATCTGGAAACTTTGTCAATGTCGATTTGAACTTTAATCCACTTTCAGATCAATTAGATGAAGAAATTGCAACAGTTCTAAAAACGGTTCAAATTGAAAAGGATGCGAGAATAGATGGTCTGATGGAATTTTTCAATATGAATGGAAAACTCCAAAAACAAATGGCTAGAAACTTGGCAGCAGAGATGAATGGTTTGGATATTAAAATTGATGTTGATACTGGCCAATTTAAAACATCGACTGGAATTATTAAGAAGGGAACTGAGGAATTTCAAGCGATGAGTGATCAACTTGATGAACTCGTTTCAAAATCTGGATTGGTTGAAAAGCTATCCGCATCATTTAAAGAAGTTTCAGATTTGGTTAGACTTGGAACGGATTTGACAGAAGATCAAAAGAAGCGATATGATGAACTTTTGAAGCCGATGGGAATTTCAACGAAAATATTGGTTGATCAAGTTGCAGTACATCAACAAAATTTATCATTGATAGATTCTGAAATCCAAAAGGAAAAAGTAAAACACCAAGTCACTGCAAAATATCTAAATCAACTCCAATCCGCAGAATCTCTGGTTATGAAGATTGGATCTGGATTTGATTACATTAATGCAATTATGCCCGCCGGGATTGGTGAATTTCTTGGATTGGTAAAGGTGTCAAATGCATTGATGGAATCTCATAGAAAAGGCGTTCAAGATTTCGCTGCTGGAATGGCAAAGGGAGCAACTTCTGCTGAAGCTATGGGATCGTATATGAAGGCGTTTAAACCAGCATTGAGTTTGGCTTTAAATCCAATGATGTTAATGGTTACGACGGCGATTCTTCTCTTTAAATTTGTTGAAGGGATAACTTCGAAGTATAAAGAAATGGCTTCTGAGATGAAAATATCTCTTGGTCAAGCCAAAGATCTCCTTCAAGTTCAACTTGATACTTTGACTTCTCAAAAGAATCAATTTGCAACGATGCAAGATATTCAAGATGTTCAAACTGCAATGATTGGTTCATCTGGAAAAGTCTTTGATTTAACGAATAAAGGAGCAAAAGAATTATCAATTCAACTCATCGAAGT